CACCAAACATTCCCGACACCAAATTAAAAGGATTGAATTTGCTCATCAATCCTCCAGCATTGCTTTGCATTGTTTCTGATGGTTCTGGTCTGTTACTACCACCACCTAACAGACTTCCTAATATACTCATCTACTTCTTCTTTCTGATTGTTTTTGTTTTATTTTCTCATTTTCTTCTTCCAAATAACGAATCAACAGATTGACATAAACATCTCTTTCCCATGGCAGCATATTCTCAAGTTCTGCAAGACTGTATTTGTGATGCTGTAATAACGCAAAGTTAGTCTTGTAGTAGTTCTGCAATGTATCATGACGAAAACTTACACGAAAAAATTGTTGAGTCCTTCAATCTCAAGTTTATGTTCATAACCACATTTGTTACATGTAAAGTCAACAGTTTTTTCTAACTTTGGTAAGTTATTAAAAAATTCTTCTAGTCTACTGAATTGCTGTTGGTTTAATGAATCAACAAATTCCTGTAACTCTTTTGGGTCTGCTTCTTTTGCATAATAGAACTGTTCGCCGTCATGAATGTACTCAATACTATCAGCAATCATCTTCAATGCAAACTCCGAAATATCATTTGTATTTTTTGTTTCTTTCACTATAGAGAACTCTGGATACTTAAGTTTGACTGTTATCTTCTCTGTTAACTTAATTGTGTCTGATATTCCTTCAGGTTTCTCTACTTGTATATCCAATAGATTGATATTAACTTCCATAATGTTGCCGCACTCCTTACCTTCAACTTCATTGTTGCAACGGTATTTGTTTTCAGCAACTTCACCTACTGATCTTGCACGAAGATTTAAAAAGTAAAACTCAATATCAGTAATTGGAAGTTTTTCAATATCAATACCTTCGGTCAATGTGCAGTTATGTAACACTTGACGAATGTTCTGCTCAATAGTATCTGCATCATTTGCTTCTAACGCCATCAGCAAGTTTCTTTGTTCTTTGACTAGAAATGGTCTAAAACGAATATGTTTTCCAGACAAAGGCAAATCAAGTTCATAAATTGGTGTATCTATTTTTGGCAAAGCCATAACAATCTCCTATAACAAATTATTCTTTATTAACAAATCCTTGAGCAATTGAAGTCATATCATAAATCTTTCCTGATGTACTAGGATTAAAAGGATTAAATGATGTACCACCAGCATATTTCGTTAATGCGTTTGTTGCTGCATCGACAGCAGTTCCAACTCCAGCATTGATAAGATCCTCTGCAAATGCTGCAAGAGAATTGTTTTCCCAAGTATAATATGCAAAAGTCACAGAAAGCTTATGATGCGTATTCTCATTACTCCAATCTAAATCCAATTGATTCATTGAAACAGGAAAAGCATCAATCAATGTAATAGAATATGAAAGTTCATTTTTTACATTATATTGATTTATGGTAATTGGGGTAACATAATCTTGTCTATAATTAAAATCATATGTTGTTTTTGGATTGATTAGATTCATCCAAGCATCAAACATTTTCTTTTCACTCATATCATCACTTACCATAAAGGTCATTGTTGTATCATTAAATGTTGTGAGATATGGAAGTTTTTCTGTTGGACCATAAATCTTTCTTTCTGTGGTTGCTATATTTTTGCTCGGTAGTTCCGCATTTTCACATCTTAACTTCATTTGTCTTCCTGTGCCAAGATACGCCACAAGCTTCAGTGGAACCGGAATTTCCACATCAAATCTGGCCGGTCTAGCTAAGTCAGTTTTGAAGCTTGCCTTAAATTCGTTTAATGATGGCATTTACTTTTTCCTTATCTTTCTCATGGATTCTTTAAATACAGAATTCTTATTTTGCTTTTGGAATCTTTCCACTGGCAAGAATAATGCAGATTCCCATTCTTTTGGGAATACTTTCAAAGGTCGTGTACCCATATGCTCATAAAGATAGTGCTTCAGACAGGGTAGAAAGGCTCTGAAGCGTCTGGACGAGGCCAGCATATCGTAGGTCTTGTTTGTAATTCTAACCCTTTCTATGCCCTCTCCGTCATCGTCAGTAATGGCAAGTGGCATCAATGCATCCATTAACATACCACGAACAATAGGTGGCAAATAATGAAAGTTGATTCCTAAAAATCCATCTGGCATTCTTTTTAATACCAATACTAATGGAAATATATCATAGTATGGTAAAACATCAGCATATTTTGGATTGTATGCAAAGAAGTACAAGTTTCCTAATATTACTCTTGATTGTTTTCTTTCCTGCTCACGAATGATTGCTCTTGATATTTGAGCAGGATTACGAAGATACCTTACTTGTTCTTGAAACCAACGAATGCTTTGCTTTGACAATATTTCATAGTCAAGCATTGATCGGTCTTGCGCTAATTGAGTGAGTTTAGATTCCATTGAATATTTATGTTAGATACCAAGATGTTTTTCTGTGATAACTTTGAACTCCCAACCTCTATCTAAACAATATTCCTCTGCTGCTTTCCATTTAGCTTGATTTACACCATAGGTTGCAACTTCTTGTAGATATTGTTTAGTCAAACGTTTTCTAGGTTTAGGTTCTTTTGTCTCACGGTCAGGTTTCACTTCAATAATCATCGTTTTTGTTTTACCTTCTCTCGTCTTGACTTTAACGATAAAGTCTGGAAAATAACGATGAAATCTACCATCCACAGGAGATTTGTATGGTATGGTAAGTTCTTCAGATCCCCACTGCATAATGTCAGGATTCTTATCGAGCCAGTTCATCACTCTACATTCCCATGATGATCTGTAGATGATATTCCTGTAGTCTCCTATGTATTTTTGTGGGTTTGTTGGGTTAAATCGTCCAGAGTATGCCATATAAATACTTTCATTAATCTCTTATCTATTTAACACCCATGGCTCTCTTAAATCAAATTGGCGGAATATCCACTGGTGGGTTAACTGGAGTTCTCAAAGGTCCTCTAGACAAACTTTTTGGTAATAAAAATGTTCCTTTTAATTACAAATATCCAGCAAGTCTAGGTAACGATCCTTCGAGAATGCACATTGTGCAGTTTACACTATTTAATGTTATTCCCAAACAATTTGATGTTGTGGCTACTTATGACTCAATAAGTCAAACGAAAAGAGAAGAACTTGCGGGAAAAGCTCAAGCCGTAACTGCAAAAAGTGCTGATATAGCACAAAATCTACAATCATATTTGAAACCAGATAGAAAACAAGTAGCAACGACAATATCATTGTATATGCCTGATACTCTATCGATGAATTATCATGCAGAATATAGTGAATTATCAATTATGGATGCAACTAATGGAATGAATAGAGTTGCGGGAGCAGTTGGTTCTTTAGTAGAAGATTTACAAAAAGGTGGTGTTGGAGGCGACAACCTGAAAAATAGTTTAGTTAAATCTGTTAATACTTATGGTCCAGAGGCAGCATTACGAGCTTTAGATGCAACTACAGGAATGCAAACAACTGATTTGGGATTGAGAGCAATGGGATTAGCAATCAATCCTCAACTTCAATTAGTGTATAAAGGTGTGGGATTCAGAACATTTAGCATGGAGTTTCTTTTTACACCTAGCACAAAAGAAGAATCGGACCAAGTTTCTGCAATCGTAAACTCTTTCATTTATGCAGCGGCGCCGACTGTTCAAACCGAAACAAGTGGCATGTATTTCACTCCTCCTTCAATATTCAACATGCAATTTTTGATGGCTGAAACAGGACAGTTTTCTAGTTTAACTAATATGTTACAAAAAGCAGGGAACAGCATTATTCCTGGAGTACCATTGGGGAATGCATTAGCTAATAGGTTTGGCGCTGCTTCTACTGGTGTTGAAAATGATAGATTGTACAAAGTAGGCGACTGTGTGTTGGAAGATATCTCAGTAGACTATGCTCCAAATGGATGGGCAGCATATTCTGGTGGTGCACCAGTGCAAACAAGATTAACTCTGTCATTCAAAGAAATGGATATTCTTGATAGAACTAGAATGAACACTTCAATAGGACAAATGAGATAATGAAATACTTCAGTAATTTTCCTAAACTTATTACTTCAGATGGTAGAGGGAATGTTAATCTATCCACAAATCTTCTAGCTAGAGTAAATTTAGTTCCAAATCTTTTAAAGAATCCTTCTTTGTATTATCAATATACGATGCAAGATGGTGATACACCAGAAATCATAGCATCTAAGTATTATGATAATCCATACAGATATTGGATATTCTTGTATGGAAACAACATTATGGATCCTCAATGGGATCTTGCATTGTCGAATTTAAATTTTGATGCATATCTTCAAGACAAATATTACGATGCAGCAAATTCAAATAATCAAACAGTAATTGCATATACAAAATCAACCGTTAAGTATTACAAAAAAGTTGTTACAACTTATGATTCTGGTTCACAAACAGAAACTACCATGAAGTATAAAGTAGACGCACAAACATATGCTAATCTTCCAAGCAATCTAGTAACAACAAAATATTTTAATGCTTTGAGTTATGTTACTGTGACGCAAACAAAAGAGACTCAGAATATTTACGACTATGAATTAGAAACAAATGAAGAAAAAAGAGAAGTAAATGTTATCAATAGTTCGTATGCTGGCCCAATGGAAGAAAGATTAAAATCATTATTAAGCACATAACATGACAACAACATTAGTAGATAATACTACCGTTGGAGTAAATAGAGATTACTCCACAGACAGCACAACAAACGGAATCAGATATTCAAAAGACTACAATCTGATAGCCTTAAATGTCCTTTCTGGACAATTCATTACATTAGACTTAAAACCAATGTTGGTAGAATTATCTTACTTTGAGGATATCTACAGTAACTCTGTGTCTGGTCAGATTTTAATAAGTGATGCTCAAGGTCTGATTGAGAAGATGGGTATGCATGGAAATGAATATATTCGTATGGCTTTTGGTAAAGATGGTAATTCTAACATAATGATAGACAAGCTGTTCAGAATATACAGCATAAGCAACAGACAAAAGACTACAGGATTTGACACAGAAAACTATGTAATACACTTTTGCTCTGATGAATTAGTTTTATCTGAACAATACAAGATAAGCAAATCATATAATGGTAAAGGTGTATCTCAGATTGTCAATGATGTTCTTTTGACTTATTTGAGAGTACCAAGCAACAAATATGATCCTAAGAATATAGAACAAACAAAAGGTGTTTATAGTATCATAGTTCCAAATTTAAAGCCATTTGAAGCAATCAACATGGTTTCTCTATATGCCCAGTCAGCAACAAAAATTGGTGCAGATATGCTTTTCTTTGAAAATGCAAAAGGCTATAACTTTGCATCACTACAATCTTTATTTGAAAAAGCTCCATATTACACATACGAATATCGACCAAAGAATATTAGTATGGAGAATTATGATGGAAATATAGACAAGGAAGTATTCAATGTTCTTGGATATGAAATACTGAAATCATTTAATGTAATTCAAGGAATTTCTTCTGGTACTTTTGCAAACAGATTAATTACAATAGATCCACTTCTTCGTGACTACAAAACAACAGATTTTAATTATCTCGACTATCACAATAAATCGAAATCTTTGAATAACTTTCCTGTAGTAAATAATCTAAAAAATAGATTTGGTAATGCTTTGTATGAAACACCACAAGCTTGTTTTAAGTTAGCAGGAACAAACAGTGGATGGGAAAAAGTAGATTACATCAAATCAAAACCAGGCTCAGTTACAAAAAACATGTTCGTTGAGACATTCTTCTCACAAAGAAAATCTCAGATAAGTCTTGCAAATTATACTAGAGCAAAGCTTTATATTGCGGGTGATCCTAATGTGACTGTAGGTACAACAGTAAACTTCAACTTACTGTCACAAGATCCTGCTTCAAGTAATG